GCACTACCTCTACATGCTACGCAAGACAACAGGAAAGGATTGGAGAGATGGAGAGGTTGCGTTTGTGTTGACCAACACGCCAGAGGAACTGATATCAGACAACGAGAACGACAGCCTGCACTACATGGACGATCTTGATGACACGTTAAGAGTGACGATTGTGAAAGTAGAGCTGACGGATGACGACATCAGTTGGATGGACAGCCAGCTTGAGAAGGCAGAGAACTATGCAAGAATGTATTTTAATTACCTAAACAATAAAAACAAATGAGTGATTTTAAAATGAAGGGGGTTTTAAAGGATATAAACCCAGCAGTACAGGTGAGCGAGAAGTTCACAAAGAGAGAGTTCGTATTGAACGAGCCACACGATCAGTATCCACAGGACATCTTGTTCCAGTTAACGCAGAAGAACGTTGACGTATTGGACAATTTTGTTGAGGGTCAAGAGGTTGAGGTGTCGTTCAGAATTCGTGGACGAGAGTACAACGGAAAGTACTTCAACAACATTGAGGCTTGGAGAATTGAGGCGATTGGTGAGATGCCTAGTGCGTCTCCAGCGAAGGAGGAAGATGCGTTACCGTTTTAATCTACTGCTAATCAAGGTGGGTAGTCACGCTACCCATCTTTAATTTAATTAAAATAAAATGAGCGATATAACAAAATGCTACGGGGCTGATTGCCCGATGAAAGAAAGCTGCAAGAGATTTATAGCTAAGCCAAATGATCATTGGCAGTCATACTTCCTTGAGCCACCATACCACATCAATGAGGGAGGATTCTTGTGCGACATGTACTGGGGTGCACACGCGGAGGGGGTATGGAACACGTTACAAGAGGCTGTCGGTATACACATTCCTAACTTTAACGATATTGAAATGGACTATGACGCTAAAGATCACAATTTGTGATGTCAACTTTTAGGCTTAAAAAACTTGACAAAATTTAAGTCTATAAACACTTTATTTTGTCGCAAATATAGGAGATACTTGCGACATAATTGATGGAATAACTTGTCATAAAAAGGATAAACTGATGCACTTTTGGGTGCTATAAAACACATTAATATGAAACAGACAGCAGTAGACTATATTAAAGAGAAACTAATGTGCAATGAGTATTGGTATGAAAATATGACCTTTGACCAAATAATTGAACAAGCCAAAGAGATGGAAATAAATCAACACAAAGAAACTTGGGATGTAGCACATCAATCAGGTAGATTTGAAGGCAAAGGTATTGCTGAGGAAAATTGGTTTACATTTGAAGAATATTGGGAAGAAACCTTTAAATCAGAATAGAATGAAAACAGCAATGCAACAACATATTGAGTGGTTAAAAGCTACATTAGACATATGTAAAGAAAACGCACCAACATTAGTTAATTGTATTAATTTATGTATATCTGATTCTGAATCAAGGTTAGGAACGGAGAAAGAGCAGATAGAAAATGCTTGCATGAAATGGTATGATGGCAGCAATGATAATGCAGGTGAACAATACTACAACGAAACCTTTAACAAATCAATAAAGAATAAGGGGTAAATTTTGCCACATTAACTAAATAGAAATGATATGAAAGCAAAACTAACATTTAACCTGCCAGAAGATCAATCTGACTTTGACTTTGCTGTTCAAGGTGGTAAGATGTACTCAGCATTATGGGATATATCTCAAGAGCTTAGAACGCTATGGAAGTACGAGGAACTTGATGAAAAAGAGTGGGACATGGTAGAAAGGATTAGGAACAAGTTCTACGAGATACTAGATGATCATCAGATAAAACTTGATAAATAGTCTATGGTCCCGTAGCTCAGCTGGATAGAGCAACACATTAGGTATTTGGTGGTCTCATAATTATTTTGTATCTTTATAGAAACAATTAACTATGAAACACCATACAAAAGACAAAGGAGATAAGGGCACAGGTAATGTAATTGCAGATCTATTATCAAAAGGAATTCAGATATGCTTACCATTATCTGAACACTTACCATTTGATTTAATTGCAGTTAAACCTGACGGTACATTAATGAGAGTTTCTGTTAAGTATAGAACATTAAGAAAAGGATCTGTTTTTGTATCCTTTTCAAGTTCATACTCTGACTCACATGGTGTTCATACAAGAGCAGTAGATAAGTCTCTTATTGATTTACTTGCCATATATTGTCCAGAAAGCAACGAAGTATACTATGTTATACCTTCACAGTTTGATAAAACAGTAACTCTAAGAGTTGAAGAAAGTAAAAACAATCAAACAAAAGGTATTAACTTAGCAAAAGATTATTTATTAGTTCCATAGTTAAAGGGATATAACACTAGCCTTCTAAGCTTGTATTCCTGGTTCGAGTCCAGGTGGAACTACATTTTCCCCTGCAAGGTGGAATGGATGTGTGTAATCAGGTAGACACTCCCCAAAACTAGTAAGGTAATGAGAGGCAAAACAATTGTCTGACACTAGGAAAATCGTGACAGCTTGGAAAGACAAGCAATATAGTCAGGTGGTGTAATGTAACATGGTCCTAATTTAATATGGTGAATACCAGGGCTAGTGCAGGTTCGAGTCCTGCCCTGACTACTTAGAGTTATAGTTACAGTTAGGGTTCTGTGGTTAGCCCCCATATAGGGTAAAAACTCTGCGCACATGGGTATGGACAGTGTGCGCTTTATTTTGTAATCGATAAACACAATACATATGGAATGGAAATCAACATCCACTGCCGACATAAAGGTTGACAGTGTAGTAGAGGCTGTAGTCTCTAAAATGCGGAGCAGATCAACCGTAGGGATCAAGAAGTACAACACAACAATGGATAGAAATGATCTGTCTGTTGAGGATTGGATGACACACTTGCAAGAGGAGCTTATGGATGCAGTTATTTATTTACAAAAATTAAAATCAATGCTATGATAACCTACTTTAAATCAATCAATGAAACTGACAAGCCTTACCACGTAGACGTACTAGTTGCATTAGATAGAATTAGAGATGGTGTATCGAGAGACCTAGTTGAGCTCATTCGTTCTGCCGAGGACAAGGAGCAACGCAACAATCTTAAGAAAGGTCTTCCTTCAATTTTATTTTCTGGTCAGTTTTCTAGACGTGCTGACAACGCTATAATTGAGCACAGCGGACTCATATGCATAGACTTCGATGGGTTCAAGGACGATCAGTCTTTGTATCAGATGAGACAGGATCTATGTAACGACAAGTACTCATACGCTGTGTTTACGTCACCATCGGGTGATGGACTCAAGGTGCTTGTTAGAATTCCAAAGGACGCATCTAACCACAAGAAGTACTTTGTCGCCTTACAGAAGTACTACAGCTGTGATGAGTTTGACAAGTCTTGCAAGAACATATCACGTGTGTGTTACGAGAGCTATGACCCAGACATATTTGTAAACGAGCTGTCAGACACCTGGGTAGAGATGGACAACAGCGATGACTTTGTTAAGCCAAAGCCAAGGATACGAGTCAACGACTCAAACGAGGTTGTAAGAAGGCTATCGTTGTGGTGGAACAAGAAGTACGGGATGGTCAAGGGGCAACGAAACAATAACCTATTCATATTTGCCTCAGCACTTAACCAGTACGGAATACCAAAGGACGAGGCACTTGATGTGTTGCTGTCGTATGACGATGGCGATATGGCATCTGAGATGAAAACAATTGTATGGTCTGCATACAAGAACGTACACGAGCATGCCACTAAGTTCTACGAGGATATTGACAAGACAACATCAATAAAGAACGACCTACTTAGAGGTGTTCCAATCAAGGAAGTTAAGGATCAGTACCCAGACGTTGACGAGAACGTAATCAACGAGATGGTAGAGACGCAGGAGTACAACGAGTTTTGGTCCAAGAGTAGCAAGGGGAAGATTGATCTTGTGCCTCACCTATTCAGAGACTATCTAAAGGGCAACGGGTTCTACAAGTACTACCCCAATGGATCAAACAACTTTGTCTTTGTCAGAATCATTGACAACATAATTAGCGATACCAACGAGGACATGATCAAGGACTTTGTGTTGGACTACTTGATGGGAATAAACGACATGTCGGTGTACAACTTCTTTGCTATCAACACGAAGTTCTTCCAAGAGACATTCCTAAACTATGTTGCCAAG